CATTCTTCGATACAGGCATCACATTCAAGAGATTTAAGTTCTCTACAGATGTCATCACATCAAAGGATACAGCTTACAAGGATCCAACAAGACCCGGCGGAAGCATGACATATGTATTCGGTGTTGAGAGATACGAAGATGTTGCACTTCAGGCAATTCAGGGTAACGTTAACTTCGTTAACTACGAGGATTTGATTGAAGTTGTAGGAAGGTAGTTTTTATAATAAAGCAAGTTACTTGTTTTCATATAGACTCCTGTACTAAAAGAAAAAGAAAACCCCAGAGTGATAAAATAATTTCACTCTGGGGTTTTCTTTTGGTTAGGTAAGACATAAAAACATAAAAACATGGCTATCTTTGGTAAAACGGTTTTAACAATGTCAGTCTTTGGATGTAGGTAGAGCACGTATTTCGTTCATAACTCGGGTGATAAACTCATCTTCACCGACTGCAGACTGATAGCGATTATAGAGCTTTTCTATATTCTGCAAAGTAATTAGATTTATTTTGCGTTCTCTAACTACATATTTTTCATATTGCTCTGTTAAATACGCATGTAAAACTTCACCGTCTGCTGCACAAATCTCATCAACAGTGTCAAGTATTACACGTACATTACTTTCAATTTTTCCAATTCTTTTGTCTTGCTCAGCAATTAAGTTACTGATTTCTTGGATAGATTTAGCTAATTTACCGTCATCACTTGTACTGTTTTCGGTTAAACTTTTGAATTCGTTGCTTAGTTCTTGTGTAGCTTTTTGCAACTCGAGGCATTCTTGTTTAACTGTCTTTATATCTGTTAGAATTTTCTGGTGTTCTTCGTCTTTGCTTATATCATTCTTGACATTGTCCCTAGTCTTCTCACGTAATTTACTTAGTGGGGTCCAAACTTTTGTGATAGCCCAGCAAATGACAACTATTACAAGTAATACATCACCTGCGGAGAAATCATTTAGCCATTTAATTAAAATATCTAACATGCAAAACACCAACCTTTCTTAGATATTAATTGAATGTACCATTCAAAATAATTTGATTAGATTAATCAAAAGACAATTTCTTGATATAATATCTGGTTGTGTAAGCTAATTACCAATATCATATTATATAAAATAAGGAGGAAATGAAATATGAAAGCAAAATTAGTTAGGAATCTTTTAACAGGGGCAGGTCTATCAGCATTAGCTGTAGGTTTAGGAGTTGTAATAGGCTCTTTAAATAAGGAACCTGCTGACGAAAAGAAAGAAAATGAGACAAAGGATAATCCATTACCAGAGACAGTACATCCTGATACAAATAATGGTGAATGGAAAGAAGGACAGTCAGATGATGACGACGAAGAGGGCGATGGCGATGGTCTTAATCCGCTTGCAAGAGAATGGATTGCAAGAAAGAATAAGAAGAACTATGACCAGAAGGTACCTCTTAATGAGCCTTTCAAGGGATATGACCCAAAAGCTAAAGATGCAGTACATTGGGCAGTAGGTACTGATGGACAGAAGTTTATGATAAATAATTCGGTATCTCCATTTAAAGGTGATAAATCTCCATTTGAAGAGAAAGAAGATATGCTCTGGAATGATGACATCAACATTTCAGACCTCAATCATCAAGTATGGGTATCAGCTAGCACATATCATACAATATTAACCAAATGGTATCCAGAAGCTCAGAAGAGAATGGAGAAGAAGAAAGAAAAGTATAAGAAGCTTGGCTATGGAGCAGGTGACCTTGGTGCTGGACCACGTTCAAATCTTGTACCTTCTCCAGCAGATGTTATGGACATAGCAGTTCGTCTTAGCTATATATCTTCAGACGAAGTGAGAAAAGCGTTAACTGATGTCTATGTATTTGATGCATTCAAATATACGGATGGTGATAGGATTACATTGATTGTAAATCTAATCAAAGGTATTGCAGCAAGAGAATTTGCATGGCAATCAGACAAAGACTCACTTATAAGATACAGTGTAAGTGATAGACCACTTTGTGCTAAGCCTACTAAGTTAAACATCAAGTATTTCCTTACGATAACAGATTTTCTCAAGGATAGGCTTCATATGATGAATGGTGTTATACAATCACCAAGTAAATCAGATGTTATTCATGATAAAGGTCTTACTGCCAGTAGACTAATGTATATCGAAAATCCATCAGGTATGAGATACGTTGAATGGGAGCATGAATGCGAGATAGATGAAAACCGCATTTATCATAAGCTTCCTCGTGACTATGCTTTCTCAGATTTTGCATATGGCGAAATCCCGTCGTTTATGGATATCTCTGATAAAATTGAGCTTATCATGTCAATATCCAATGGATATGTCAGGAGGTCATTAACCGATAGATTTATTCATTGGGCATTTATTGTACCTGTACATGATTACATGAAATTTGTTGACGAGAGAATACTCTGGGAAGTTCAACATGATGTAAAGATTAAGCCTGTAAAACTTAGTAACACAGATATGTTTAAGCATGGTAATGGTGCAAGCACTTATAAGATAAATCTAAAGGATAGGAGCTATACAGAAGTCGATAATATTGTAAATGCTATATCAGCACCTAAAATGACTGACGAAGATGCGTTGGGTATAATAAAGAATTGGGCTGATTATACTACAAAGAATAAGCCTGAGAGTAGTGAAGAAGTTGCGGATGTTTTCAAGAGAGCATTCTATGAGTATCACCCAGAAATGCTAAAATGGGGAGCATGGTGTGAGCAGGCTTATAAGCATCTTAATGCTTTTAAGATAGAGCATCCTGAACTTGCTAAAGATGGAGTGTATGGTGATGATGAGAATTGGTTCAGAGGTCAATATCCAAGTCCTGCCGATTTAACTCCAGCAATGAGAGCTATTTGCAGTGTTAAAGGTCGTAATAAGCGCCAGACATTAACTGACCTCTATTGCTTTTATGCATTTGAATATCCTAATGCAGAGGAAAGAGAAAAGATGGCTGAGATGATTTACACGATTGTAACCAGAGGACATAATAAGCATGTTGTAAGTGAAGATAGACAGATTAATATGAATAAGCATTTCTGGTTATCACTCAACAGGCATGTTGTATCTGGAACACCTTTATGCTCTACAGGTTATTCAGCCGTTACACTTAATGATCAAGTAAGAGAGTGGTTTGAGACTAGGATGAACCCTGATACAGCCAATGAAATTTCTGATAAGAGGTTGGATTTCATAAATGATTTGGAAAATATATCAGTAGATGATGCCTTCATTGAAAGTATGACCGATGCTAAAGTACTCTGCAATTCAGTGATTACTCATTCTAATGAATGGTATGGTCTTAGCAATGATGCATTAAAGTCAATGCCTAAGCCAATTGAGGTTATGAAGTTTATGAAGAAGAATGCCGATATAAAGGATGATAAAGCTCGTATAAGACTTACCACCATGTATATTCATTGGGCATTTGTTACACCAGTCGTTGAATATCGTATGAAGATTAACGACTTAACATCATATCAGCTTGCTAGAGAAAAGAAATTCCCTTTCCCAGATGTTGAGGCTGTACAGAAAGCAGATGCTGAAATAAAAGCGGAAAAGGAAACTAAAGAAGGTGAAGAAACTTGCGAATAGAAGTTTATGGTACTGATGGATTTCTCGAAGACTTCATGGCATTAAACGGAATTCATAAGAAGCCTTATAACAAATACGAAAGAAAACGTAAGAAGACTTTAGAAAGGTGGATTAAACGTGTCGAGAAGAAAAGCCAAAAAGACTGTAAAGATTGATAACTTGGATAGAAAATGGAAAGTAAATCCTCATAAGTTATCTACTAAAGATAAAGACGAAATAAAGAATGCTGAGAAATTAAGCTATAAGGATTGGTACAAAATAGAGTATAAGATAATGAGAACATGTGATATTATCAGTGATTATACCAAGAGCAAATCACAAGAAGATAATATCCCATCAGCTAAAACTGTTATGGATACCATGTATTCAATCTGTATATTAGATGATGAAATAAAGAGAGAAGAATTATCTGAGCTCTATAGATACTGGGCAATAGAAAACCCTGACCCTGTTAGGCAAGAGATAATAGAGAAAAGGGTTCAAAAGGAATGTGAAAGGCAAGCTAATAGAAAGCATTTTCATGGATTTATTTCGGATTTATTTTAAGTTAGCTTTACCAACTTATCTTACTAAAACGAGTTCTGAAGATTAACAAAATTAATGAGAACACCAGCAAATCTGCTGGTGTTCTCTTTTTTTTGGTTAGTATGATTTTTAGGAACCTGATTAAGAATAGCCAGATAAGTACTATGCAAACAAATTTTCAGGCTGGTGTTGACAAGATTTATAATGCATGCGTATCGGCAGGTACAACACCATCAGCTAAAACGCCGGACGCATGTGTCACTGCTATTGGAACTATAAAGACTACCCAGTATGATGCTGGAGTAACTGATGGTACAAATGCCGCAAAAATAAAAATATTAAAGGTAGGTACATTTAGCTTTAGTCAATCTGCTTCCAACTATTCAAAAACTTGGGATGTGTATACATTATGTAATAATAATGATATAGATATATCAAGCTTAACTAGTGATAATTTCTTCTTAGATGCAAATTATGCATATGGGTTGTGCTATTCTGATAATGACAAGACCGAGTCAGCATATTGCTCGCTGGTTAAAAGTTTCTCAGGTTCAACACTTACAGTAACTACATCTGGTATGACGTATGGCGGTGGGCACTATGCCGGATTTAATGTAGCTGGTAATGTCTACTTATGTGCATAATTTAAAATTGTACCGTTCCAGTGGTAGATTGTCCTCCACCTAATCCCATAAAGTTAAAGGTTCTGGTAGTTTCATCAATTGTTAATGATACATTCCCATATGCATTATTATCGCTAGCAGAAGAGATATATACTTTATATGAAATTTTTACTGATTTACCATCAGTTACTATTACTAATTTAAATAAAATAGATATGATATCGATTTTGAGATTATGGTCGATATCATATCTATTCTTTTAAATCTAAAATAAGTAACTGATGGTAAAAACTCAGTTGAAATAACAACTTATACTATGACTGGGTCTGCTAAAAGTGATGGTGAAGGACATGCGGGTTATAGTAGCACTACTACTTTTACAATATCTGAATGTGCTAAGATAAAAATAATCTTGTCTGCTACCGCTGCAATATCAGGAGCAGCCCAAGCACAATATAACAATATATGGTATTCCAGCGCAAATGCTACATATGATCTAGACTATGTTTCAGGAGTAAATACAATTAACGCTCGTATAAAGGGCGGGTATGATGGAGCATACAGCCAGATGTCTGCAACAGGTACTGTTACTGTAATAACTGCTTAATACGTTACAACGGTTAATGAACTACTTGCACTTGCACCTGTATTCGTATCGATTGAATGACCTGCAACGGCCCAACAGTAAATTGTATTTTGACCTGATGCATAGTCTACAGTTGTAGTTGAATTGGTATATGTGATATTATTATATTTTACGTAATGATAATGATAGATGGTACCTGAGCCGCCAAGTGCCATTACAACTTTATTACATGCTGATATTGTAACAGTTACGGTATTACTACTTTTTGGTGACTCACCTTCGCTTTTGGATACAGTACTTGTTGACACGGTTTTGTATATAGTTGGACTGATAGAGTTTTTACCATCAGTTACTCCAGCATCATACTGGGTAGTCTTTATAGTTCCAATAGCAGTGACACATGCGTCCGGCGTTTTAGCTATTCATTTCTTTATTTTCTCTTGTAATATCCCTAGAAAAAACAGCTTCTTAACGAGCTAAGTAAAGGAGGTGTACAAAATTTATGGCGGTAGAAAGTTCAAAACAGATGAAAGCAACTGCATGGATTTCTAATGCTGGTAGGTCGCTTGCTGGTGCAACTAAGGATCATTTTTCCAAAGTTGCTCCTAATATGGTATCTACTGGTACTAATCTGTATGCAGGTGGTAAGAAGGTTAGATCCTCTTTAAGACCAGCTAATCTGATTTCTATAACAAAGGACTTGTCCAGAAATAAGTACATACAAAAAGCCAATACAGCTTTGAAACAAGCTTCCAAAGATATCAAATCAGGAAACCTCTATAATCCTGACCGTGGAATGGATAGTTACATGAATGGTCTTGGTGGAGATGATGATTTTGACTTTGATAGCTTTGGTGATTTTGACTTTGATTCTGGGGACTCTGATGAAGATGGTGGTACCACTGTTAATGCTACTTTTGTAAAAGGTGGTACTGATAATAGAGCATTAGGTACTGCTACTTTTGCAATCACTGATGCGATGAATAAGAATTCCCAAACTACTTTAAGTGCAACAGAAGCACTTATTCAAAGTAACACAGGTATGTTCTCTTCTGTAATATCAGAAATGCAAGCAGGATTTGGCGAGATGTCATCTCAATTGAATACTATGAATAATACTCTTACTGCTATTCTTCAGTTTCATAATGAGAACACAGCCAAATTCTATCAAAGTGCATTGGAACGATTAGACAAAGTTGGAGCACCTAATAAGGAATATCAATGGGATGATTCATTTAATCCTATGGATAGCTTTACTGATAAGGGTGCTCTTAATTTGGACTCATACAAAGAGTACTTAAAACGAAACATGAAGAGTGAGTTACAAAAGACTCCACTTGGTGCAATGACAGCTTTAATGTCAGAAGATATGATTGATATGATGTTAGCTGACCCAGTGGGAGCACTTAGTAGTTCACTTGTAAGTGCAATGGTACCAAGAGTAGTAAATAGTACCATTAAAATGGTTGATAAAACTGTCGGTGATTTTATTACTGATAGTATGATTAAGATGGGAAATTGGGCTGAAGATGGTTCCAAAGGACTAAAGAAAATCATTGGTCAATTATTTGGTATTCATCCTGATAAAGTAAAATCTGGTATAGCTCTTCCAGAAATTACTAAGGATGCTGCTACTTTTGATAATATTACGAGGAATACGATAGTAGAAGTTCTCCCTAAATATGCAAGGGAAAGTACAGCGTATTTGAAAGAAATTGCTCAGGTAGTTACTAAGAAAGATGCTAAGACTATGACTGGGCAAGCAGAAGTCTTTGATAATAAGAGTAATTCATACATAAAGCAGTCTGATATGTATGATAAATTCATGACCGATATGATTGATAGAATGACAGGAGCTCTCAAGAATACCAATTTTGGTGAAGCTCTTGCCAATGCAGGCAATAATCTGCAAGGTGGTCAGAAGCAAGCCTATGATAAAGCCTTTGAAAGATTTGCTGCTGTACTTGGTACAACTGGTGATAATCTTACTCTCTCTGATTGGGATGTAAATAAGAAGGATTCTAAGATTAATCAGGTTCTTTCTAAAATTGGTGACAAGAAGAATGATATTGGTGTACAGAAATTAACCACTGCTATTAATACTTTATATGGTAGAAATACAGCTATTGGTGGAGTAGCTAGAGCACAACAGGATGTACGTAGTTCTTGGAACCAGATGATGAAGGATTTCTCTGAGAATTATGATACTTACAATATCCATGCAATGGGGCTTGGTGGTGAAAACCAAGACCAGTTCGTTAAACTTCTTAATGAATATGGTAATGGTAAATATACAGCTACTATTGGCGAAGTAAATAAGTCAATGAACCCTGCTGATAAAGCCAAGAATAAAGCCATTGATAGGCACAATAAGAAACTTGCTAAGAAGAATGGTGTTAAAAATGGCGACCAAAGAATGATTGATGCTATCGCTGATTGGGAAAGTGGTGATAAAAACTACGGTAGCCATGATGAAGATGGTGGTCAATTAATTGGTAATCTTATTGGAGAAAACTGGGGTGAAGGGACAATCGGTAAAGTTGGCGGTAAAGTTAATAATACTTTATTTGCTTTGATGAAAGGTGACGCTTCTACAGCAGCTTCAGAATTTGGTAGTATATTTACAGATACCGTAAAAGGTATTTGGAATAGTGCTAAAGAAAACTTCTTTGACCCATTAAAGACTAGATTATTCGGAAAAGATGAAGAAGGAAATGCTCAGGGTATATTTTCTGGTACCAGAAATATGCTTAATGACACCTATAAATCCCTTATCCAAAAGATTAATGGTAAAACCTATGTGAATAGTAAAGGTGAAACTGTTACAGCAGAACCCGGAAGTTCACTCTTAGATTCAGCCACTAAGATATTTGGTGATATCAAAGAGAATGTCAATGGTTTTCTTTTTGGTAAGAAACACACCGATGAAAACGGAAAAGAGGTTCAGGATAGTGAAGGAGCATTTGGCTTTATAAAAGATTCTTTCAAGAAAGGTGTTGAAGGTTGGTCTTCAGCTTTATTTGGAGATGAGAATTCTCCTGATGAAGCTAAAGAGAAAATCACCAAAACTATGAAAGAAAGACTTCCAAATACTGGTAAAGGTGCAGCTATTGGAGCAATGCTTGGTACAATGGCTGGTGGTCCTCTTGGTTCTCTTATTGGTGGTGCTTTTGGTGGTGCTGCTATTGGTGGAGTTACAGGATTTCTTTCTAAATCTGAAAAGTTTAATAGGTATTTATTTGGTACTGAAGTTGAAGATGAAAATGGAAATAAATCCAAAGTTGGAGGATTAATCTCTGATAAGACACAAAAATTCTTTAAAGATAATAAGAGTTCTATCATAACAGGTGGAGTTCTTGGTGCTGTAAAATCATTTGTATTCCCTAATTCTGTTGTAGGTTTACTTGGTAATTTAATCGGTGGACCATTTGCAGGAGCTGCTCTTGGAGCTGCTACTTCAATGATAAGAAAATCTGAAACTTTCCAGAATTTCTTATATGGTGACCCTGAAACTGGTAAGCAAGGAATAATAGATTCTGTAAAGAAGTTATTTGGCGGAAAAGGTGGAAGTGGTGAAAACGGAAAAGTAACCAAAGAAGACCAAGAAGCAAATAAGAAATTATTTGGTATGGCGTCAGTTGGTGCTGCTGGTGGTGGATTAAGTGCTGCTATAATTGGCAAAGTGGGTGTATTAGGAGCTATGGCTACTCCTGCTGGACCTCTTGGTGGTGCTATATTAGGAGCTGCTACAGGTATTGCTCTTGGTGGTGCTAAATTCAGAAAATTCTTATTTGGTGAAAAAGACCCTGAAACTGGTGAGAAGAAAGGTGGTTTATTCCAGAAATTCGGAAACTATGTGCATGTTGAACTATTTGCACCTATGAAGAGTAAGGTGATGAATTTGCTGGAAGATGCTAAAATTACCTTGAAATATGATATACTTGAAACCATCAGATTACCATTCTCAGTTATGGCTGATAAGATTGGTGAGACCATTTCAAATGCTAAGGATAAAATCATTACAACTGTTGGAAGTACACTGCAAAAAGGTTATGAGAAATTTATAGCACCTGTAGTAAAAAATGTCACTGCAACAATTATTGCACCTGCTAAGAAAGTAATTGGTAAAGCAGTTGACATAGTTTACAACTTCTCTAAGATGGTTATAACTGCTCCATTTAAATTAATCAATAAGATTGGTATGGCTATTACTAGTCCTATCAGAAAAGGTTTAAAGAAGTTATTTACATTCACCAGAGATGTAATCAAAGGCATCGGTCATATGATAGTCGGTGGAGTTAAGAAAGCATTTGGCTTTGTTACTGCTCCATTTAAATGGGTTGGTGGCAAAATCAAAGCTGGTGTTAATCTCTTAAAAGATAGAGTATTTGGACCAAAGACTGATGAAGATGGAAATGTAGTTGGAACTTCTCTTGGAGGAAAATTAAATAGATTTAAATCCAAGCTTACAAGTAGTGACTGGAGAAAAGGTTACTATGAAGCAGCTGGTGCTAAGGCTGATGAAAAACGTCAGGCTAAAGCTAATGCTAAAGAGAGACAAATCATGGACCAGAACCGTGCTGAAGTAGCAAGGATGCTTGGTTATGATGTAAAATATTTCACAGCTGATACTTTAAAGCAAGCTCAAGATGAAGCACTTGCTAAAGGTAAGAAACTCAATTTACGTAAGACTGGTAAGGATTACAAATTTGAAGAAGACCCTGAGCAAGTTCAAAGAAATTTACTTGAAGCACAGAATGAAACTGGCGAGAAGCAACTTAGTGAAGCTGAGAAGCAAACTAGTATTCAGGAAAAGATTTATGCACAAATGTTGTCTGAGGGTTCTGATAAAGACGACGAAGAAGCAATGATTCGTATTGCTGCCGAAAATGGTATGGAATACAATCCTAAGACTAAAAAGTTTAAACCTCTTAAAGGTAAAGCCGAAGAAGAATGGTTAAATAACGATAATGAGGCATCTGAAGAAGATATTCAGGCACAACTTGCTGGAGATGTTCAAGAGTCATCTAAAGCCCCTACCGAAAAGAGTAAGATTGCTAAATGGTTCGATAAAGTTGACCAATCTGGTGGTCTCTTTAAGTATGTTAAGGGAAAATTTGCTAAAGAACTTGACGACGAAAGTATGCAAGCTCAGTTACTCGGAGAAGAAGATGACGATGAAAAGAAGAGTCTTCTTGATAAAGGTAAATCTTTAGTATCAAATATATTCAAAAGAAAAGGTAAAGCAAGAGCAGAAGGTGGTCCAGCAGACCCTAATTCACCAGTACTTGTTGGTGATGGCGGTCCTGATTTAAGTGCTGCTGAAATCTTCGTACCTAGAACAGCTGGTAAGGTTCTTGCACAGGGTGCAGAAGGACTTAAAGTTCAGATTACCAGCGTAGCTAAAAATGCTAAGAAAGAATTCACAGAGATGTTCCAAGATGTCTCTGAAAAGAGTGGTAGCATTATAGATGGACTTAAGAAAAAGAATTCCTATGAGGAACTAAAGAAAGCAGCTGAAGCAAAAGAAGAGCAAGAGGGTGATAATGAGCGTGAAGAGAAAATGCTTACGGCATTAGAGACCATTGCTAGTCATACAGGAGAACATAAAAAATCTTGGTTTGAAGTATTTTCTAAGAAGAAAGGTATTATAACCTTAGGTGCAATAACTCTTGGTGCAGCTGCAATTAAGTTATTACCAAATATCATAAGTTTGGTTAAAGAAATCTGGCCCGCTATTAAAGAGGGAGTACAAGGTGCATTAACTGCTGTAAAAGGCATTGCACAAACTCTAGGATGGTGGCAAGATGAAAATGCAGGTACTGATGAAAAGAGTACGGCTGAGCAAATTCAAGATGAAGTTGAAGATGCAAAGCAAGTAGCTGATGATATTAAAAATGGTGACTATGTACAAGCTGCTAGTGATTTCGTTCTTGATGAAGGACAATGGGATGCTAATTCAGGTGGTAGAGTTAATTTACTCGTGAATGGTGCTAGAACTGTTGCCAAAAGTAAAATTGGTAAGCTTGGAATTAAAGCCGCCAAAGGTACTGTTAAATTAGCTGGTAAAGGTATAAAAAAGGCTGGAAGTGCAATTAGTAAAAAGATAGCTGGTAATGCAGCTGCTAAAACTGCTGAAAAAGCCGCCTCATCAACAGCCCTGTCAGTTGTTGAGCATGTTAGTGGTGAAGTTGTAGATGCGGCTACTGGTGAAGTTATCACTCAAACAACTGCAAAGATTGCTACACAGTCTGCTGAAGATGTTGCAGAAAAAGGTGGGAAGGGATTATTCAAGACAATCATTAGTAAATTCACAACATGGATTGACAATTTGGCTGCTAAACTTCTTGAAAGATATCCTAATATTGCACAAAGTAAATTAGGTCAACAACTTTCAAAGATTTCTGAAAAAGCTGTAAAAGCTGCAACTGAAAAACAAGCTCAGGTTACATCTGAAGTGGCTGCTGCTAGTGCTAAGAACGAAGGTGGTGCTGCATTAACCGCTGGAATTAGTACCGCTGTATTTGTAACGGTTGGTGCAATTAATGGTGTTAGTGGTACTGCTAAATTATTCCAAGTATCTAGTGATAAAGTAGATAATGTCATGAGAGTCATCTCTGCTATAATTGGTGCTGTTGTCACAGCAACAACGCTTGGCGCAATAGTTGATGTTATCTCTGGAATAGTAGCTGAAGTATGTGGATTCGACTTATTGAATGCTATTGCATGTATTATGTATGGTGTAATTTGTGGTGAGGATAAAGCTGCTGAATTAAACTCTGCTAAAGAGGAATGGCAGGCTGAATTTGTATCACAAAGAGATGAGACAGTTGAACAACAGTATGAGACACAAAAAGCCGCCGGTATCATTGGAGAAGATGTTACATTAGAGCAATTCCAAGAAGGAGTTTCTAATGGTGAATATTCAGTTAAGACACAATCATTCCAAGACTGGAATGCAGACCAAAACCAGTCTATTGGATATAAAATAGGTAAAGGATTTACAAATGCTTGGAAATCAACAAAATCATTCTTTACAGGAAAAGCTTCTTATACAGATTCTACTACTGGAAATAAGTATGTTGATAATGGTGATGGAACCTTTACTGTATATGATTCTGAAGGAAATAACCTTGGTGATATTTCACAAGAGGCAGTTAATACTGATGAAATGGACAAGAGTGTTAGCGGTGGTATAAGTGGTCTTACAGAGAAAATAAAATCCGGTTGGAACACAGTAAAAGAGAAAGCTAGTTCAGCTCTTGATACTGCATCTAATATAGCTCTTGGAGCATATAGACTAAAACCTCATGTAGAATGGGCATGGGTATTAAATGACGGCTCAGGATATTATGAGGCTGGAAATAGTGGAACTTGGGTTAAGTATACCACTAATGGAGACGAAACAGGTGATACGATTACTGATGAAGATATGAACGCTCTTATTAGTTCAGGATTAGTAACGAAACACCTTAAATTTGAAAAAGGTACGATTGCAACTAAAGTTGGTGAAGCTCTCAGTACCGTTTGGGATGGAGCTAAATCAGTTGCAAGTAAAGCCAAAGAAAAACTATCTGCTGTTTGGGGTTCTGTAACAGAGAAAGCTAGTTCAGCTCTTGATTGGGCTAAGAAGAGATTTAAACGAGATACTCTTAGCGTAGTAAGATTAATATCATCACATGATGAAACTGTCTACGAGTGTGTAGATGGCACAGGATATTACAAGATGTCTACAATTACTGGATGGGACAAGTGTGGACCAGAAGGTGATGAGACTGGAGAAAATATTACAGATGATGAACTTAACCAGATGATAGAGAGTGGTCTTGTTACGCAGACTACAAAGACAATGGATAGAACTACAATAAAAGAGCAAGTAACCAAGAATGTAACCTATGTTCTTGATAAAGCTAAAGGTGTAGTTAACACAGCTAAAGAGAAATTATCAGCAGTATGGGAGAAAACCACTGATACTGTAAAGAGTGCTTTAACCAAAGTAAGCAATTTCAATAAGAAAGTCAATAAAGCTTTAGGTAATATTGAACTTGTTTGGAGTTTAGTTGATGGTACTGGCTACTATCGCTCAGCTCAAGATGGTACATGGGAAAAGTATACCCTTGCAGATGACCCTACTGGTGAGACAATTACTGATGAAGAAATGCAATCATTAATAGACTCAGGTCTTGTTGTTAGAAAGATTGAGAATATTGAAGGTACCGTTAGTAAATCAATTAAAGCTAAGATTACTGAGATTAAAGATAAAGCTCTTTCTACTGCAAAAGAAGTTGCTTCCAATACTTTAAATTACCTTAAAGATACGGCTACTTCTATTAAAGATAATTTAGCAACTAAATGGGAGAATATAAAGAGTGCAGTTGGCGTTGCAAAGAATAAGGTTAAAAACCTATTTACTCATACTGAAACGGTATGGCAACTAGCTGATGGCTCAGGTTACTACAAATACAATGGTAGTGGCTGGGAGAAATGTACAAGTCTTGGAGATGCAACTGGTGAAGTATTAACAGAAGAAGAATTCCAAGATTTAATTGACTCTGGTTTAGTTGTAGAAGATACAGTTACAGTTGATGGTTCCATTAAGACCAAATTTACTGAATTAAAGGATAAACTTACCTCTACATTCAAAGAGAATATCGAGAATGTTAAATCTACTTTAAGCGGATTTAAGAAAGAGGCATCTGACTTTATTTCTGATGTAAGAGAGAATGGATTCCTTTCAGCTGTAAAGAAAAAGATTACTACAAAATCAACAGATGCATGGTATACAGCAGATGGTGCTGGATATTACATAGCTAATAGCGATGGTAATTATGATTACTACACAATCAATGGTGATTTAGTTGATAATCGCCAATTAACCGAAGATGAATTTAATGAATTACTTAATGAAGGAACTCTTGTAAAGGGTGAAATCATAGAAGATAGTGAGGCTAAGAAAGCTCTCGATACTATTAAAGATAAAACTAAAGAAGCATGGAAGAATGCAAAAGACACCGTAAAGAATAAGTGGAATAACTTTACTAAATGGCTAACAGGAGCAAGTGGTACAAGTACTGAGTCAGAAGCTTCTTCTGGCGGTAGTGGTATTGGACTTGATGCTATCGGTGGAAATGGTAAAGGTAGACAGTTAGGATTTGGTGGAAAAGGAACTTCTACAGTTGATACTGAGAATAATTTTGCATACTATTCACAGAATGATGCTTCTTGGAAGAATAGTCCTTATATGAACAGCAACGGTACAGATGACGGTGCTACACTGGGAGATAGCGGATGTGGTCCTACGGCTATGGCTATGGTTGCATCACAAGGTTCTAATGTAGTGACTCCTACAGATATGGCACAGTTAGCAACTGCTTCTGGATTTAGGGACGATACAGGAACTAATGAGAAATTTATCGATTATGCAGGAAGTAAACTAGGATTAAGACATACATCTACAGAGAACCCATCTGAAGATTATATCAAGGATAGTGTAAGCTCTGGAAGACCTGTTATTCTTAATGGTGTAAGTGATTCTGGTTCTGCATTTACTCCAGCAGGTCACTACGTTGTAGCTGTTGGATTAGACGATAATGGAAATGTCTTGGTAAATGACCCTAGAGGTAAATCTTACTCTAAGGCTTATGCAGCATCAACTCTTGCTAATAATACAAGAAAAGCTTGGTCATTTGGTGGAAATGGACGCCGCAGATGGTTTGGTGGTAGAGGTGTACTTGATAATTACAATGCAACCTATGCTACAACAAATGCAGTTTACAATAAATCATCAAATACTGCTGAAGCTGATTTAGCTAAATGGGTTGGAATAATAACGACTGTTAAACAGAAGGTAGCTGAACAAGCCCCAACTTATAATCAGTCAGGATATATCACAATTGACGTTAATGGTACATCTCTTAGCGTTAGAACTGACTGTACAGGTATCATCACAGCAATGCTTCAACTTTATGGTGCTCTTGATAAGGGCGTTGCGGTTAATTCTAATGCACTTCTTAAAGATGGTGCAATTCCTAGGTACTTTACTAGAATTGACTGGCCCGGTTGGGATGGGTTACAACAAGGTGACATTATTGTCAGAAGTGGTCATGCTGAAATATTTGCATATAATGATGATAATAGTAAACACCATGTATGGAATGGTGGCTCAACCAATGCACTATGTAGTTCAGGTGCAACGTACTCAAGCCATCCAGATTATACATTAATCTGGAGACTTTCATCAGTAGCACAGGCATCTCTTGCAAATGGTGCTACATTTACAATACTTAGTGCAGACGAAGCAGGAAGTGGTACAACGTACTCTTCAAGTTCATCTAGTTCAAGTTCTACAAGCTCGTCAGATTCAAGTAGTTCATCAGGTGGATTTACTTCTATCTTGAGTAAGATTGGACAGATATTCTCTAACTTTGCTTCTAGTGCATTAAATGGAATATTGACGGGAGATTGGTCATATAATAAGGTCAGTGGCAGTGATGATGGTACGGGTACATCAAGTGGTTCATCTTCAGATGACTCATCAGGTACGTCATCAGCAAATGTAGAAGCTCGTACTTTAGCATCTACAAGTGAGAAACAGAAGATTTGGAATTACCTTAGAGACCAAGGATACAACAAGTATGCTGCTTCAGGTATCATGGGTTGTTGGGAAACCGAGTCAAGTAATACTGCTGATACTGTCGAAGGATATTACCTTAAGAAATATCCGGGTGCAAGTAATGTACTTACAGATAATAAGTCAATGAATAATTATACTGAAAATGTATTATTCCCTGCGTATGCTAATTCTAATATTAGTCTTAATAAGAGTGGATACAAGGGAACCGATGGTAATTATTACCCCGGTGTAGGTCTTGCACAATGGACAGGTTCTCGTGGATATAATCTCTTTAACTATGCTAAGAATAATGGCGGAAAATGGGGAGATACAAATACACAGCTTAAGTTCTTTACTAACGAAATGAATAATAAGTATTCCAGTGTAAAGAACCAATTATCTACAGTGGATAATGTAGAAGATGCAACAAGAGACGTTCTTGATGGATACGAAATGAGTGCAGGCTTCTCTTCAAAGAATCCTTCATGGTATCAAGATAGACTTGGAAATGCAAAAGGCATATATAACTTATTTGGTGTTGATGATTATCTTGACGATCCAAATTATGATATGGATGACCCTAATGACCCACGTAACAATGGTGGTGTTGGAACGAGAAGATTTGGTGGTAGAGGAGATGCTTCTGATGCAGAACTTGCAAAGACAGTTATTTCTAATACATCAGCATTCTCCGATTTAACAAGTACACTTACCAATAAGAGTTCAACTGATATTTCTAGAGGATTTACAGATAGTTCTACCTCAGGTAGTCTAACTTCTTCATCAGAAAGCATATCAGCTGGAAGAATGGAAGAACTCATAGCAAATGCTATCAAGATACTTGAAGCAATTTCAACTAATACTGGATACTTACAGAATATTGACACTGGAATTAGTGGATTATCTAAATCTACTAACGTAGTTAACACAGGTTCAAATGGTAATGTTATAATTGCAAATAGTGGTAATAGCTCTACTAATAATACCACTGCAACAAAAACAACACCAAGTAAGAACTCACAATTAGCTTCTCAAATAGCTAAAGGATAAAAAATAAGAAGGTAGCGAAATTAATCGCTACCTTCTTTTAAATCGGTTTTATCCATTATACTTTCTACATCACTCATCCAATTTGAGAATTTTCCTAGATTATATTCTATATCGCAATCAGCTTCTGATAAAGCTGAATATGTTGCCATATATGCCATTCCCAAATTGGTAAATTCATTTCTAATTACCTTTACAATATCTTTTGCACCATCCATGAGATATACTGGAGCATTTAGGGCATCATCAACTATCTTTAATGACTTACCCATTACATTGGTAAGGTCGCTAAAAATCTTTGCCTGCTCTCTAGTTTCAATTGCAAGTATCATTTGCATCTGACCATTTTTTATCTCCTTCACCATATTGCTAAAAGCTTCTACTATTGTAGATAATTTGGTAAAGCTGGTTATTTTTTCGGTGTACTCTTTATATGTATTACTTGGGTCACCATTAATATAGAAATAATCAAATACCTCTTTCTTTTTTGTAGAGATATAATACTCATCACCTACTTCTTTTAATATCTTGCTCATTAAATCTTCAGCATCATTCTCATTTTCTTCTGGTTTTACCTCATCATTAATAACTTCAACGTCCATATTACTTCCTTTCCGCTAACTTTTTAGCCTTTTGATAATTTTATGTCTGATATTTTCTATTTTGTAATGCAAGGAATTTTCCAAATATTACAATAATTAAAGGGCATCTAATTACTTACCCTCAGTAAAACGTATGCGAACAAAACGTTAAAGAAAAATATTGAAGGAGGGCAAATTGCTTATGGCAATTAGATACTCAATCATATTTAATTTTATCAAAAAAGAAAGGAGGTACTGTTATTAGTAGTACCATTTATTTATTCTAGTATCACTAGGATAAGGTATTATATAATAGCAGGTTAGGAAAATTATGCCTAGATCTACTCAAATCATTCCAAAGTATACTTTCCCTCACGAGGAAGTATATATTAATGATAATTCGGCACAGGACATAACGCAAACAGCGAGTGAGACTCTCACAATGAAATACCTTGCGGTTTTTGCATCAGCCAAGGGAATAGATAATAAATTGGTAAGCGTTAGCAGTCTAGACGATTATTATGCGACATTTGGTAAGACCAATTACGCTAAATATGGTCAGCCACATCTTATGCCAGAAGCATACCTCTCAAATTCAAACGTTGAGGTTTGGTGTCTTCGTGTAATGCCGGATGATGCAAGGTATGCAAACTCTGTATTGTCTCTATGGTATAAGGAAGATGTTGAAAATAAGGCATTCAGGATTAAGTTTACCGCTAAGAATTTAAGCGATGATGATGTAGCTGCAATCGCTGATGATACAGAGAACCCAATGGCAGACCGTGACCTTATAAATGATTGCGGAGCACTTCTTGATGGAGTTGCAGTTGACGGTGCTTATGTTGATGACGAGGGCTACACACAGGTACCTATTGCTGTATTTACAGCACAGGGTAGAGGTGTTTACGGTAATAACTTACGTTGGAGAATTACTCAGAATACTGAGTATGAAAAGGATTACTCTACAAAGTTCTATACATTCGAGATTCTTGATGTTGAGAACGGTGTTACAGTTGTTCAGGCAACCAATGCAACAATTATCGCAAATCCAGCACTTGACAGCGCTAACTTTATAAATGATGTTATCGAGGATTCAGATGCATCTGATATTGCGGCAACTATCCACGTATTTGATGATAATGTTGAGAACTTATACGATACATATGTTAAGTTCTGCAATCAGGTTGTTGATACATATCCTGATGAGGTTATTACAATACCTGATAAGACAGTATTTGACCCATTCTTCGGATTAAATCTGAAGAAATCAATTGCTAAGGCAGCAACAGCTCAGCCATATATTGTCTTTGAAGCAAAGAAGACAGATGATGTCGCTGATGATGCTGAGAATATTGCAGATTATACAGAAACAGATATCATTACACTTGACAATGTTGCAGGTAACAACTTTGACAATGGTGATGATGGTATATTCGGTAGCTCAGATGCTGACGTCAGAAATGACGCATATGAGAAGATGTATCAGAGAGCATTCCTTGGTGATGTAGATAAGCTCATTCTCTCATCTAGGAGAATTCCTGTTGAGACACTTTATGATGCAAACTACAGCATGGATACAAAGATGGCTCTTGCACGTCTTGCTCTTCACAGATTTGATGCTCCTGTACATCTTGATACAGGCTTCAGAGAGTCTCTTGGTACGGTTGATATTGCCAATATGGTAATCGACTTTACTCCTATTGAGGAGCTTGCAGAAGAGTTTGATACTCTTGAGAATAACTTCCCATTAAGTATTGATACTCATGATTACAAGATTAAAGAGGCTTGCACAGGTAAGCGTGTACGTGTTACAATAACATACTATCTTGCTATGACAGACCCTGTTTATTTAAGAGCAAATGATGAGTCTCCTATTCCAAGAACTGGTTCTAATGCCGTTCTTTCAGGACACATCAAGGATTCACTTTCACCTGCAATTGATGAGAGTGACAGCGAGATTAAGCAGGCTCTCTATGATGCTGGTATTAACTTCTTTGAGTCTACCGGCGTTAATAGATTTGAAAGAGCAACTGACCATACCTTCATTAAGGCTAAGGATGAGAATACAACAAATTCTGACCTTGCAATCGAGAATAACGTTATCGCTCTTTTCGATTTGAAGCGTGCTATGGAGGCTGAGTTCAGGGCTAACAGAAATAATATCACGACACCAGAGCGTCGTAAGGATATGCGTGACTACTTGCTTGCTAAGTATGATTACCTTAAGGGTACAAGATTCGATTCATTCGATATCAAGTACAAGGCAAACGAGTACGAGAGCAAACGCAACATCACTCATGTGTACGTTGCTGTTACATTCTATCCTAGAAGTGAAATCACTCTTATTGAAATCGATGTTAACCAGAAGACGTATCAGGCTGACAGCGAGGACGATTAAAAAATAAAATGAAAGGAGAAAATGGTAATGGCTATTACAATTCAGACTGGTGCTCATCAATATGACGCTAGTAAAATAACAAAATATGCCTTAACCCTTGGCGGATTAAATACAAATTATTCGGCATTAAAGGGTTGGGATCCATTGATGGCTAACTATCCAAGATTATTCATGGTTAGAAAGCCTATATCAGTTATGACCTATTTTCAGGATACACCTGAGAAATTTAATGCCTTTAAGCATATGCTAGAGTATGCTAACCTTGGTGTTTCAGGACTCCAGAATCCAACTGTTGAGTTTGATGAAATCAAGGGTGGTTATGGCGGAAGGTCATTTGAAATCCCTAAGGGAGTTACAGACTCAACAAATGAGTTTACAGTTAAGCTCGTTGAGTTAAATGGTTCTCCTGTAAGAGAAATTCTTCACACATGGATCAACATGACAGTTGACCTTGATACCAGCTTGCTTCATTACAATGGTATGATCGCATCTGGTAAGTTGGGATATTCTCAGGCAAA